CACTGTCAGCCATCCATACTTCGTTGCCCTCAGTTGATTGTTTTATTAATCGCAATCTATAAGGGAAATCATTGCTTGCATCTCGATCACCCGTCGCAATTTCAACTGTTTCGGTGATGTGGTTTAGAGCGCCCGCGCGGCTAAATTGAGCCCAGCGCCGTGGAAGTGGCGGCAATGGGACCGCAGTTTGAAGAAGGGCGATTATCAAAAGCATCAAGGTCCAATCTAGCTTTTGAAAAGAATGACACGCATCGGCGTTCCCCGCAATTGAACATCAACCAACTGCTCTGCCCTAAGCCGTGATGATTTGTGCATCGCGAATGGTGCGTTCCGGGATCCAAGGTCGGTCCGGAACGACCGAATCTGGGCGCCCGGATCGCCAGCCTGAACGTCCGGGTTTGGGCAGAACCGGCGGGACAGTGTAAACACCGCCCCGCAGCGTTTACCCCAAGGCCGCGTTCGACACGATCAGCTCGCCCGCGCGCTGCGCGGCACCGGCCCCGACCGTGTACGTCGTCTCGATGGTCGCGACGTGAAACCGCGCAAACGTCGCCCTCGCTCCCGGCATGTCGTTGATCGACAGAATGAAGCGCCCCTTGATCCCCGCCAGCTGGTCGGCGAGCCGGTCGAAGTCGGCGCGGCTGAACACGTCCTGGCCGTAATCCGCCTCGCAGCCCCAATAAGGTGGATCGAGATAGAAAAGCATGCCAGCGCGATCATAGCGCCGGATGAAGTCGGTATAGCCGAGCTGTTCGATCACGACGCCGGCAAGACGCTCGTGGATATCCGCCAGCAACGGCTCCAGCTTGGTGACGTTGAAGCGCGCGCCCTGCGTCCTGTCGACGCCGAAGTGCCGGCCGTTGACCTTGCCACCGAAGGCCAGGCGCTGGAGGTAGAGAAAACGACACGCACGTTCGAGGTCGGTCAGTGTTTCGGGCGGCGTCGCCTTCAGCCGTTCGAACTCGGCGCGCGACGCGACGCGGAAGCGCAGCATGTCGATCATGAAGGGGTAGTGGCGCTGCAGCACGCGGAAGAACGTCACGACGTCGCCCGACACATCGTTGATGACCTCGACCTTCGGGCGCGATCGGCGCCGCAGGAAGATGCCGCCCATGCCGACGAACGGCTCGGCATAGCCGTCATGGTCGACGCGCTCGATCATCGCGACCAGGCGCGACGCCAGATTGCGCTTGCCGCCGATATAGCCGGCAGCGGGTGCGACGGGCTGAACGGAATTAAGGGTGTACATGTTGGATTTCCTCGCCTTGTAGAGATCCCGCACCCGCGCAGATCGCGCGGGTGCGGGACGGCCGATGGCCGTTGGTCGTGGCGAGAAGCTCCTCGTCGGTGTGCCGGGCTCCACCCCGGCATCCCCCGCCCGGCTATGCCGGACGTTGAACTATTGCGCGGCCGCGTGCGCCTGACGCGGCGCGAAGGCGACCGCCTCGACGCCGATCTGCGCGTTCATGTCGAGCAGCCGCGCCTGGATCGGCTCGATCTCCAGCTCGAAGAACATGTCGACCGCCTCACTCGGCTTGCCGAGGCTGGAGCCCTGCGCCGGCACGATGCCGAGCAGCGCGGGCGGGACGCGGTGCGCGGCTAGCACATCGTCACGCGTGGCATTCTTGATGCCGGTGAACTCGTCGTTGGCGCCGACCTGCGCGATCGGCAGGATCTTGATCCCGCCATCCTTGCCGCCCGGCTGGTGGACGAACAGGTTCTTGAAGTTGCCCGGCCCCTTCGACTGCTTCAGCGCGGTGCGGATCGCCTGCACGTCGCCGTCGGAGAATTCGCCGGTCGCGTGCAGGATGAAGCCCGCATGGCTGCCATTGAGGTAGTATTTGCGGCGGAACAGCGTCGCCGCCTCGTTTAGCAGCGCGGATTGCAGCGCCGAGAGATATTCGGGCACCCCGTACAGCTCCTGGTTGATATCGGGCTGCATGATCTGGATGACGCTGTTCGGCCGGAACTCGGTCTCGATCGCGCCGCCTGGTGCGAAGAAATAGCGGCCTTCCTCGACGCCGCGGCGCGTGAACTTGGCGAGCGCATGATCGAGCCGGAGCAGATCGCCCAGCACACTGCGCCGCTGTTCGACGAAGCCGAAGCCGAAGATCAGATAATCCTGCACCAGCTTTTCGAACGTCGCGCGCGACAACCAGGCGGTCGGCATGAACGACCGCACCAGCAGGTTGCGTTTCAGCAGGATCGCCGAGCTGTGATGCGGGCTTGCGCGGAATGATCGCGCCAGCCCCTCGACGCTGATCGGCGGTTCGTACCAGCGCCCGTTATGCCAGCACTGGAGCAGATCGAGCACCTCGCGCCGGCTGTTGACCGGTTCGGGATCGCCAAAGGTGAACGCTTCAACCGCGGTCGACGGCGCCCCCGCCATGGCGATCGCGCCGGCGCGGCCGGTGTCAGTGCGGCCCATGCGGCGCGCGCGTCCCTTGCCCATTACAGGATCTCCATGGTGGCCTTCGGCTTTTCCTTGCCGTCGAGCGGTTCGTTGTTGAGCAGCTGCATCGTCGCCCAGGCGAGATCGGCGTGACCCTCGTCACCGCCGCGCCCCGCCTTGAAGGTGACGTTGCGCCCCGAGGTGGTCAGCGTCTTCTTGATCGAGACGAAGGACGACACGACGTCGAGCCAGCCGGCATCGAACAGCATGCGGCCGCGCGCAATGACGTGCTGCGCCTTCATGATCATCTGCGCCTTCACCTCGAGCGAATATTCGACCTTAGTGACGCCGCGCAGCCCGGCTTCGGGTTTGGCGAGCAGCTGGTAGACGCCGGCGCCGACGCCGGTCGCGTCGATCGCGAGGAAGGTGCAGGTGTAGCGCGACAGCACCCCCTGGATGAAGGTCGCCTGCTCCTCGAAATCGAGCCCGCGCAGCTGATGCTTCTCCAGCAGCCGGAACGGCGCGCCCTGCTCGGCGGGCGGCGCGGCGATCACCAGCGCGGCGTTGTCGCCGTCGACGCTGTTCTGTGGATCATAGCTCGCCCAGACGACGCCGGTGCCGAACGGCCGCTCGGCGTCCGGATTATAGTCAGTCCATTCCTCGACGGTATCGACGCCGCATTTGACCAGGTCGTTGAAGCGGAACGCGGACAGGCTGTCGTCGACGAAATCGCATAGGAACAGGTTGGCGAACTCGTCGGGCGCATATTCGTCCTCCAGCTCCTCGATATCGAACAGGTCGCAGCCGGCCTCCTCGGCGTCGCGGATGTTGACGATATGCCGCCACACCCGGTCGGGCCCCTGCGCGCCGTCCTTCAGCGCGGCGTGGCTGACGTCGATCTCGACCCGGTTTTCCTTGCGACGCCGCTTGTTACGCCGCTCGCCGGTCCAATAGGGATAGGCCGGATGCGCGATCGTCGACGGCGTCGAGAAATAGGTTTTCCGCCATTTCCTGTGCGTCGCCATGCCCGAGGCGACCTTGTTCAGCTCCTCGAAGCTGTGGACCCAGAAGAATTCGTCGAAATAGAAATTGCCGTGACGTCCCTGCGCGGTGCGGAAATTGGTCCCTAGAAAATGCAGCTCGGCCGCGGCCTCTTCGGCGGGGCGCAGCGCGCTGGTGATCAGCATCGGATCGCCGGCCAGGCTGACGCCGACCAGCTTGGCGAAGCTGACGATGTAGCTGCGGAACTGGTGCGCCTGCGCCTTCGACGCCGACAGGAAGATCTGGTTGCGGCCGGTCTCGATCGCGTCGATCAGCGCCTCGAACGCGAAATAATAGGTCGCGCCGATCTGCCGCGATTTGAGGATCATCCGCGTGCGGAACGTCAGCGCCGCGAACCATGCCTCCTGATAGCCATAGAGCTGGTCGAGGAAGATCGCCTTCAGCTCGGCCGCCTGGTCGGCGGTGAAGTGGTTCTTCTTCGCCTTCTTCTTCTCGCCCGCGTTACGATTGGCGATCTTGTCATTCAGGTCGCCAGAATGCCCGCCGGGCGCCTCGTAGCGGCGCACCTTGGCCAGGCTCTCGACCTGACGGCGCAGCGCATCCAGCTCGGTATAATCGGCGCCGGTCTTCTTCTCCTTGCAGATCAGCACCATCAGGCGCGTCTCAAGGCAGTCCTCCAGCTTGCGGATCGACGGCGCGTCATCCCAGCCGTGGCGCCGCGCCCAGCTTTTCACCGTGTCGTATTTAACCGCCAGCTCGTCGGCGATCTGCGCGAGGCTCCAGCCGCGCCAGTACAGGCTACGCGCAGGGCGCACCCGTTCTTCGACGGGGAGGGTAAGCGGGTCGGCAAGGATCGACATGATCGGCGAGCCTAGCCACGCCCTTCGGCCGACCGCTTCCCGCGGCTCTTGTAGAATGCCTTTCTACAAGAGCGCCGGATTGAGGATGGCGTTTATGGAAGCAGCGTCTCGGTAAGAGCCGGAAAGCTGTCATTCTGCTAACGCCCACACTCGGACGTTCAGGCCGGTGATCCGGGCTCCCAATAACGGCCACTCGTTAAGCGCAATCTCTAACTGCTTTTCCGTTCCCCGACTGGCCATTTAGGGAATGAACAATCGGGAACAGGTTTTGCGAAAAGGGGGGCGGACGGCTCTCGGCGTGACCGCCCGCGCGACTGTCCTGCCAATGGGTTCCCAATCGAGAAAACGATGCGGACGACCAAATGAGGTGCTATCTTAT